CAGGACGGGGCAGGCGAGGCAGCAAAACCCGTTGATGATCCCCAAGCAGTGCGAATGGATGTGGTCCGGCTCGACAGCTTTCTCGCCGCTTTGAAAAGAGCCGCAGAGGCGCAGGACTGCAAAGTGGTTCCCTTGCCAGATGAACGTTCTGACAAGAGCTGAGGCGGCGCACTCATCGCCGGATCTCCAGCAGCGGTATGGATGTGATTGAGCCCAGCCGCTCGACATCAAGCGTCACATCCAGCGAGTCGCTGTCAAAGCGCACGGGCACATCGAATTCAAACCCGGCGGTTATTTCGATGCCGTGTGCCGGGGCTGTCCCGAATGTCACCACGCCGCTTGTCGCATCCACCGTCCAGCCACTGGCCTGTTCAACCCCGCCCAGCGCGAGGCGTATTGTTCCCAGGACAGGCTTGGTGATGGCGCGGGTCCAGACCTGCGCGCCCGAGCTGTAGCGCTTCATCAGCGCAAAGCTGGCCACGCTGCCATTCCCGGTGCCGATGGGCTGGTCCAGCGGCCCGGGCAACTGTGACGGCAGGCTGGACTTGTAATCCGACCAGTCCTTGAAGCGAAACCCGTGCAGGCGCCCGTTCCGAGCCTCGAAAAACGCCACCACAGCCGCCAGATCATCTGCGCGGCGGATGCCATAGGCGACATCATAGCGGCGGCGCGAATTGGCCCAGCTGGCGTTGCGCTCCTCGTCACCTGAGGCAAGCTCGACGACTTGTGTTCTGCGCTCTGGCCCGCCGCGTGCGCCCCGACCGATGTTGTCGGGGAACCGGACCTCATGGAATGCCACTACATACCCCTCCGGCCCAACGAGACGGCACGTGCGATATCTGCGGCCACTTGCGTGCGTGACTGCCGGAAGCTCTCTGCATCGCGGGCCATGATGGTGACATTGACGGTCGTGCTGCCATCGCCCCGGGCACTGCCCGCGCCATAGCCAGCCGCTTCCCGCCGCGAGAGCACCCGCTCACCGCTTTGCAGGATCGCGGGCACTTCGTCGGGCTTCAAACCCGCCCAGCCGCCGGAATGCATGCGCGAGGCACCCGCAAAGGCCATGGTTGGCACCATACGACCCGGACCGGGCGCGCCGACCATGCCGCCCGCGTGCAGGATGTTGGCAAATATGCCGCCAGCGCTTCCGAGCACCCCCGAGAGCACCCCGGCCAGCGGGCCAAGAAGGAACTTGCGCGCGGCAAGCCGTGCCAGATCCGCGATCATTGAGGTGACCAGATCGCGGAAGTCGAGCTTACCCTTGCGCACGAAATCCCCGATCGCGCTCTCCGCAGAAGAAAACGCCCCCACCAGCACCTGGCCGATATCAGACCCGATCTCACGGGCCTTGCTGGCATAGTCTGAGAGCGAGGCTGTGATAGCATCCCAGCCAGTCAGGGCTGCTTTTGCACCCGCAGCGGTATCTGCCCCGGCTTTCTTCCCAGCCGCCCCTGCGCGACCCGCTGCTGCCTCGGCCTGACCCAGCGCCTCGGACATGCGCTGCGCACCAGCCGCAGCGACCGCCAAAGCGTCTTCAGTTTCGTCACCTGACCCGCGGACAGCCGCCAACAAGGCGGCGACAGCCTCACGCGCGCCGTCAAAGGCACTGGCGAGAGTTGCATCCGCCCGCGCCCGAAATCCTTCGGCGGATCGCTCGGCGCGCATGATGCCGGCGTCAAAGCTCGAGACCCAGGCCTGCATGCCCAGCGCATCGATCTGGAATCCGGCCCCAATCAAATCGGCGATCCGGTTGAACCCCGGCGCGATCCGGCTCAGGAAATCCGCCCATTTCTGCCCCAAAAACCGCATCAGCCGCAGCCAGAGTGCCTCGATCTCCGCGCGCATGGCGCGGAAGCGATCGCCAAAGGCGGAGAGCGACGTGCCGATCCCGTCCCAGACGGCGCGCGCCACATTGCCCATCAGCTCCAGAGCGCCCCCGAACCCACCGGCACCAGCGACCAGCTTCCCGAATTGATAGACCAGCTCACCCGCGCCGACGATCAGAGCACCGATCCCGGTGCGGATCAGCGCCCCGCGCAGAACGACCAGAGCGGTGGCCAACCCGCTCACCGAGAGCGCCGCCGCCGCAACGCCCGCCACCCAGCGTCCTGCCATGAAGGCCGCAAAGGTGCCTGCGATACTGACAAGGCGGCCGAGATTGTCAAACAGGCCTCGGATTGCCAGCCCCAGCGGCCCGGTGGTGCGAGACACGGCTGCCATGGCATCCGCGACACTCTCTAGGGCGGGTGCCGCAGCCACGGCGAGTTGGTTCGATAAGCCGCGCCAGATTAGTCCCAGCCGGGAAATCGCATCATTCGTGCGCTCGATCTGCGCGGCATCCTGATCCGAGACCACGACGCCGAAATCGCGCACATCCGCTGTGGCTTGTCGCAGCGTTTCACTGTCGATGCGCCCGAAGACCAGAGAGGCCCGATCACCGAACAGCTGTGAGGCAATGGCCGCGCGTTCGGCCTCGGGCACAAACTCCGCGAGCCGTTCCTGAATTGTCGCAATGCGGGCGTCGAGCGGCAGGGCTTGCAGATCCTCAGCCGAGAGCTGCAAGCGGCGCAGGGCCTCGACGGCAGGGCCCGTGCCAGAGGCAGCTTGCGACAGACGTCGTGTCAGCTGGATCGTGGCCTGTTCGACCTGACTCATGGAGACGCCCGCAAGATCGCCCGCGCGCTCCAGCACCTGAATGCTGGCGACAGTGGTATCGAGCGAGGCGGCGAGCTTGGCCTGCGCATCGACCGTTTGCAGGCCCGGGCGGATCATCGAGACGCCTGCCGCCGCAGCAGCTGCAACGGCAGCCGCACTTGCCAGTTTCACCCGGCGCGCAAAGCCCGCGAGCCGCCGGTTTGCCGCCTCCATCTCCTGGCTCAGGCGTCCGAGGCCGCGCTTGCCAGCCTCGCCCACACCTTCCAGCGCTGTACGGACCTTCTCGCCGCCGATCACGGCAAGGCGGACGCTAACGCGTTTCTCTGCCATCTGTCGTTTCCATATGTTCGTTGAGTTTGAGGGCCATCACTGCCTCGATGCCGGGCAGGAGTTCGGCCGTCGCGAGCGGCGGCACGCCCAGCGCCTCACCAAGTGCCAGAGCGGCGCCCATATCCAAGCCGATCACGGCGCCAGGTGCGATGCGCAGCTGGCCACCGAGGCGGCCAACCAGGTCCCAGACCTGCCAGCCTTCATAGGTGAGCGGCTGGTTCAGCCGCGCCGGGCAGTCCGTGCACGACCTTTCGCGGCCCTCGAAGGGCTCACAGCCTTTGCAGTAGCGCGCGCCCCCGCCGAACTCCCAGTCGGCAAGGGCGCAGATGCGTTTTTTTCCTGTTCCAGAAGCAGGCCTTTGGAGACATAGCTCAACTGGAAGGCTTCAAAAATCGGCCAGATATCCAGAAGCGCATCAATGGCCTCGGGGCTTGGGGTGATGACATTGCCATCAGCATCGCCGATCCCCTCCCAGGCGAGTACTGCCCGCCGCGCGAGGGCTTTCGCGAAGGCCATGGCGCGGGTCTCATCCGTGGCGTCCTCGGGCACGGCTTCGACCTCCGGGTCGGCGCGTGTGGCGACCATCAGCGCGGTGGTGAGCGGGCGCAGCTGCACGCGCACGCCTGGGGCGAGAGCATGCCAGCGGGGGGCATTGGTTAGATCGAGGGTCAGCATTAGTATTCCTCTACGGCGTTGATCAGGGTTGCGGTACACATCCGGCCGACCGTGCTGTCGCGCGCGGCCTGCCAGTCGAATGTCGCCTGCACGCCTTGCGGCCCAGAAATTTCGATGCGCGGGCGGGGCAAGTAGACCGCGTGCACGGTGAAGGTGAAGCTCTCGCCCGAGGGCAGGACATAGGCGAATTCCATCTCACAAGGATCACCATCAATGGCTTGCGTCACCAGCGTCTGGTCGGCAAAGCGCACCTCGATCCGGCCGGTGAGCGCGGCAATCGAGGGATCCGCGCCATCAATGCGTCCATCGGCGCGGATGGTTTCGATCCGGTCGAGGTTATTGGCATAGGTGATCTCTGCCGAGACGACATTGCCCAGCGCTGTCCCATTGCGCGTGATCGCGCCGTTGAAATGGCCGAAGCGTTGCAGATCCAGCGTGGCGGGTGTTCCGGCGGCGGTGGCCGTTCCGACAGCTTCGCCCTGTGCCACCAGTCGGGCGGTGGCCGTCAGCAGGCCCGAGCGCTGCATCTGCCAGGAGAGTTGGTCCAGCACACAGCCCGAATACATCGCATAGCGCGGCACCTCGGGCATGCCGGTCTCGATCGACATCGAGGGCAGGGTCCACGCGCCAGACTGGAACTCATGGGTGTAGGGCGCGGCCGACCCGGTTGTGGTCGGCGCGCCGAACGCGGCCTTCAGCCAGAAGCCGAATGCCTGTGCGTCAATCGGCACCACCACATCGCCATCCGAGGTCACCGCATCCTTGATGGGCGGCAGCGGATCACGGCCATAGCCCAGAAGTTCGCTGTTCAGGAGCGGTTGTTCCGCGCCTAGCGTCGCGCTGGCAAAGGGCATGCGCGTATAGCCGCTCGCGGGCGGCGTGCCATATGTCGTCTCGAACGCCAGCGCCATCTGCGCCCGCGCGCCTTGCGCTCGTGCCATGGTGTTTCTCCTGTAAGTCCAGGCAGCCAATCTGTTAAGGGCTGCGGGAAACCAAAAAGGGACAGTATCGAATGACCGAAGAATCAAGCAGCCCGTCCGGGTCTGGTGGCCGCTCGCAGCTGGGTGTCGGCTCGCGTGCCACCGGTGAGCTGTATTTCCCGGGCACAGTCGAGTTGCCGGGGTATGTGAAGGGCAGCGTCGAGGCTGCGGCGATCGTGATCGAGGAGACAGGCGAAATCGAGGGTGAATTGCGCGCCCCTAGCGTTGTGATCAAAGGTCGCTTCAAGGGCCAGATCCATGGAGGTGCCGTGCAATTGCACGCGAGTGCCAGTCACCTATGACAGTCTGAGCATCGAAAGCGGCGCACAGCTAGAGGGCAAATGTATCCCGCGCGAAACGCGCAAGGCTCCATAGCTTCAGGACAGCGGGTCAGCTGTCGAGTAGTGCAAGACAATCGGTATCACGGCGGCCTTCAGGCTTGCTGCGCCATCGACGGGCAAATCGACCGGACGCGGGGCTTCGGCCTCGACCCAGTCGCAGAGCCCGCCCAGCGTGCGGTTAGCGGAGATTGTCGTGCCGATTTTGGCGCAGAGCGTATCAAAAGCTGCGTCACGGTCGGCGCCTTGCACGACCGCCTCCATCTCAGCGCGGTGTTGGTAGTGGTAGCGCAGCGGTGAGAGCGTCACCTCCGGTTCCCCCGGCTCGCCGTCGCGCAGGATCAGAAGACCTTCTGCAGGCACGCGCTCGGGCAGGACTTCGCCGCGCAGGGTGGTGGCGGGCAGCGCTGAGAGTTGCGCGTGCAGAGCGGTGAGGACGGTTTCGCGGGTGGTGGGCATTTGTCCAACTTAAGCTTGAACGTTCCGGGGAATGCTTGATCGCAGTCGAATACTTGAGATAGCCGGTTTCTGCCTATGATCATATTTCCGCAAAACTGTATGAATACAGGGGCTTGGCGACACCACTCTCAGTAATCAAACAGATCGTCGAAATCGCTATAGAACCCGTACTTCGGGGCCTGCACTTGCTCAAGTCCGAAGGTAAAGAAGTGTTTGCGCGCGGCACGCCAACCTCTCATAAGACTCGGCATCCTGGTCTCTGGCAGATCGTCACCGCGCCAGGCATCAAGGTCCAACCAAGAACCCGTAGCTAGTTCCTTATTGGATGGCGTAGGGCATTCCACTCCGTATTTTGTTTTTAGAATGTCGTTTCGTTTCTCCATCGCTCGACGAACCATACTTAGTAGCCATCCATCGATTGCTTTTAAACGCTCTGAGTCATCAAGAAGGCAATAAAATCCCATAATCCCTTTCATTCGAGGTAGACGTTTTCCGTCATAGATGAATTTATGGAGATCAGCCTCTGACAAACCCCCATAAAGTGACCTTCGAAGTTCATATATTAACCCAAGTAGGTCCCAATCAAATCTTTGCGGTACAATGCCAGCTCTCGTCTTCTTGAAGCCAATTGAAAGATACTGAAGCAAGTACAGATTTATGAGCCGCGAGGCACGAACTTTGATCCGGTCAACGGTTTTCTGTGGAATGGACAGGCCACTAGGAGAAAGCCTATAGCCCAGATAATCAAAGTGCGGGTAAGTCCGCAGCTCTTGTTGGTGCTGTGATATCACTGCTATTCCGGGTGATTTCTTGGCATTTAGTATGAGGCCACTCGTCCTGCAGTGTGCCGCGAAGCAGCGCTCAAGTTCTTGTGCGGCCGTGTAGTCGCCACACAGAGCAACAACATCATCTGCAAAGCGAACAAATCGACCTGATGATGCTGAAAGCTTTACATCCAGATCATGGTTCGCAAGGTTTGCCAAAAGGAGGGGGTATGAATGATTTGTGAGCGACCAAACGCCCTGAATCTGCTAGGGAATTTTGGGAGGCGGATAGGTCTCAGGCTGGATTGTTACGTAGGGCATTGCGACCCTGTAAAGGAGCTTAGCCTTCGCCTGTTTCCGAACAGCCCGCGTAAGGCCCGGTTCGCGCCGGTGACCTTGTATAGGAGCTTGGTTTGGCCGTTCACACCCCATCGGGGGTTCCGCCTCCTTGAGCAGGGAGTATAGCCATGGCCTTTATCGGTGTCGATCTTCATACGAATTCCTTCACGATTTGCCGTCTTTACGATGACGGCTCGGAAGCCTTTGAAACTTTCACGTTGTCGGCAAGCGCCCTCCAGGCGTTTTGCATGAGCCTTGATGCTGATGACGAAATTGCCGTTGAGGCTACGGGCAATACAGCTTGGTTTTGCGACGAAATCCGCCCCTGTGTCGGGCGTATTGTCGTGGTGAACCCACGCCAGTTCCAGGTGATCCGCAAGTCTGTCAACAAGACGGACAAGAATGATGCGCGATCCCTTGCGTTCTTCCTGTCCAAGGACATGTTGCCGGAGACGCGGCTGAAATCGACAGCGGAGGCCGAACTGGGCTCTTTGGT